GAATGATTTCTATTTCTTCTTTTACACCTGTCAGCTCATTGTAAGCTGGATAAACCCAATTGTTCCTTCTGCCAAGATGTTTCCATTTAGGAAAATTATTATCTTCATCAACTTTTCGGCCAGAAAATCCAATAATTTGCTGATGTTCATTTAGTATAGGAAAAACCATCCTTCTATACATCTTTCCTACGCCAGCTAATCCTACTTGAAATTTTTTTTGAGTTTCTTCTGAAATAAATTTTTTCTTATAAAAGCTATAATTAGGGAAAAGTTTATCTAAGGATTCATTTGGGTAAATTTTTTCCATTTCTATTGTATTTTTTTTATGCTTTATAGTAGGAGAATCAGAATTTTTTATTTTATTAAGTATTTTGCTAAGATTTGGATCATCTGATTTTAAAGTTTCCCTAACTAAAGCATTAAAAGGTTTGCACCCTTTATTAACAACAAAGTCCATCCAAACCCCAGTATCTTTATATATTTTTAAAGCAGTTTTATTATCACCATCTCTATATAAAGCCTGTGTCCTCCAATGATCTCTACAGTCAATTAAGCTGTACCCCATTGATTCTAATATTGTTTTAAAATCCTCCGAGTTCACTAAAGTTAGGAATTATATTTTCATTACTACCCTCTGTGTCTAATTCATGATTTCCATCAAGCATATTAGCTATATCCCTTAAATCTCCTCTTTCTGTAATATTAAAATTATTAAAATCTAAATTTATTGAATTTTTTCTTAGAGCATCGTTTATTCTTACTGGTTCGACAGCGCCAGCTATATCGTTACCTAAGTGCCTAGATTTAACGTTAATCAGCTTATGTGTGCCAAATCTTTCTCCCTCTACCTCTATTTCATCACCAGTCTTACTTCTTAAAATAAACATATGCGAGCAAAATTGAGTAATCCTGTCAGACAAGGATACTACAGACTCATCGTCAAATATACTGTCTGCGTTTCTATTGTTTGTTATGCCATATCTGTTTGATTGCACGGAAGTTATCATTGGTATGATAGGTTCACCATCATGTAACACTTCTTTTTGAACACATTTCTTAAACTTGTCCACCATTTCACCAACAACTTGCCATTCTGATTTATTATTCATTCTCTCAGAGCTGGTTTTAATATAATCAAAAGAAAAAACCATTTTATTCCCTCTGCCAACTGTTGAATAGTAAAATCTTTTTAAAGTACTTATCATTGAGTCAACGTCTGTACCTCCAACATTGTAATAATAAAATTTTAGATCTTTTATTTTAGGCCATACAGCTCGCACTTTATCAACAACAGCCTTACCTGCTTTTCTCCACTTACCGCTTTCTAATAAATGCATCGGCACACCGCTTAAGGCTGCACACTGCCTCATTACAAGCTCCTCTTTGCTCATTTCCCCATTGTCGAAATGCAATACAGGAACATTATATTTCATACTCACTTTGGTAGAGTAATCCATACAAAATTGTGTTTTACCCACACCTGATCGAGCAACTATAACAGTTATATTTCCAGGTCTTAACAAAGATCCATACATATCATTCAGCTTTGGGTGTGGACCCATCATGCCAAATTCTACAAGAGGATTGTCTCCTCTATACTCAATAACCTCCTCCATCTCTTCGTAGATGTTTTGAGGGATGTCACTACCTAACTCGTATAAATTTATTCTAGAGTTATATATAGAGTCAGCTGCTTGTATTATATCTTGATATGAAGACTCGGCAGAAATAGACTTCATTCTTTTAGAGATATCTTGAGCCGAATGAAGTATTTCTCGCCTAATTGAATATTTTTTTAACTCTTTGGCTGTTTTAAGTATATTACCACTTGGAACTTTTCTTAGGGCTAAAGATTTTATATAGTCGGCTGGATTTAAATTGTCTTCAAATGATAAGCCTAATTCATTTACTCTTTGCGCGATTATAACTTCGTCTATTTCATCATTAGCGTTTATGGCCTGTTCTATAATTCTGAATATTGTAGAATTTAAAGAAGTTGACTCTGAATAAAAATCGGAAGTGTTTATAAAGCTAGAAATTTCTATCAAAGACTCTGGGTCTTTTAATAGTCCTGCCAACAATTGCTTTTCTAGCTCGTAAGAATAAATCATTCTTCTTCTTGATCATCTTCTTTTTTTATTTCAGAACCCTCTCTTGAAAGAAAATCTTCTAATGCTTTGCTTAACGCAAGCTCTGTCATTCCACAATCAAATCTTTGGTAAATCAAAGGGCGTCCTGCATCTGTAGAAACAGCCATTATTATGCCCTTGTACTTATCTACACCTCCAGATAATTCATAAAGTTTGTCAACCATCTCAGATGGTATTGAAAATTCTTGATCGGCATCTTCTTGATTCATAAATATATATCTTGATCGTCAAATAACGACGCTGTTATCTTATCCTTTGGATATACTTCTGCAAGTTTTATTTTATTAAGCTCACAAAATTGTAGTTTTTTTTCATCTCTTTTTAATTGATCAGAGTATTTAAACATGTTCTTGTGAAAAAATTTAACATACTTAGTGTGTTGCGCTCCTTGTACCTCTATAGCTACTTTTTTATTGGCATTGTAAAAATCTAAAGATAATCTTGTTCCTACAACCCTAAATTCTTCAAAGACAACATCATGCTGCCAGTAAGATTGCAAAAATTTTTTTACTTGAGTTTGGAACTTGCTTCTGCTCGGCTTATCCCAATCTATTAAATATTTTTTTGCATTTTTTAAGTTCCTTGTTTTGCCGTATAAATCAACAAATTTCATGAACTTATTCTAAAGCTAACTCTGCGATATCTTTTTTAAAGTATTCGAAAAGATAATTTGTTAAATCGCGATCACTCTCAATATGCTTGAAAAGATTGTTCATTCCTTGAATTTTTTCTGGAAACTTAAAAGATGTCTCCGCAAGAAGTTCTTTAAAATCATCAGTTATGCTAATCCAAGCGCCACTCTTTTTTATAAATGAGTAAGCCTCTAATAAATCAACTATTTCTTTTTCTATCCAAATAGAAGTCCCACCTGTCCGCCCATATCTAATTGGATAGCTAAGAGTGGTGTTAGTTTTTTCGTTTGGTGATTTTTTTACAGTAGCTTTAGCATAAACCCCAATTATAGGATTTGTCTTAGGGTCAGCTTTTTTGTTGCTAGGATCTTGTAAGATTTGATCTCCTGCAAATCTTGGTTCGTATTCAATAATCCAGTTTGCGAAGTGTAATAAAGCATTCCCTCCTGTTGCAGTTGTTTGTCTAATTGGTGCTTTTGTGTATGGGTCTAATTTTATATCGGCCCTTACTTGAGATATGAATATCGCCATGTGGCCTCTTTTTGCCAGTTTGATAGAAATTTTCTTCATAAATGTTGAAGCTACATTCGCGCCTCCTGCAACCTTTGTAGAATCCTCATAACTTTTAGCCATATCATTTTTAAGAATTAGTCCATCAACAGAGTCTAAAATAAAACAAAACTTTGTTTTTTTTTCATTGTTATCGACTAGTTGAGTCATTATATCTACAACTGATTCATAAATATTGCTTTCTAGCACAAAGCATTTACCGTCTTCCCAATCATCATGGTTATGAACAAACTCCACGCCTGATCTTTTTTTCATTTCTGGAGAAAGTCTTCCCTCAGCCTTTATATAGAAACCTCTTGAATTTGGTATGGTTTCTAAAAAATTCCTCATAACCTGTAATGCTTCAGAGGTCTTACCTCCTTCGTTCATGCCTGTAAATCTATGTAATCCAGGACCAAAGCCTCCACCTAGCTGTAAATCAAACTGCAAAGATCCACTAGAAACTTTGTAATTTTCTTCTTCTTCAAAATTATAATGATCGTTTTTGTTTGTCTTCAAAAAGTTATTTAATATATCTTCTGGTTTTCTTTCACTCATCTAAAAAATCTTTTATAGTTTTCTTACGTTTAATTACATTTGCATCTTTGCCCGACTTACGCCCAATATTATATTGCGGATACTTAGAAAGGTCAACTTTAAAATTGAAAGCTTTGAATTTTTTGTCTAACATCTTTTTAGATGCTGGACTAATAAGAATTTCTAGAGAATCAAACTTATTATAAAAAGTTACGACTGACATAAATTCTTGAGAATACCTTTCACATAAAGTGTTAAGCATTTTCATTTGCTTCGAGAAAAACGTTTTAGGGGTTTTTTTCGAAGTTAAAATATCGTCGTGTATTAACCTCTCAATAATTTGTTTCTTATTCAGCACATTTAGGCAATCCTGCTAATTTTAAATCAACATCAACCATTTTCTTCACTAAAGCTGGAAATGAAAACTTAGGTTTCCAACCCAACTCATTTGTCGCCCTGCTTGAATCTCCCCAAAGAGATCCTACTTCCGCTGGTCTATAAAATCTACGATCAACCTCTACTAAAAGGTCATCTCCGTGATAGTATTTAGCGTCTTCCTTCGTGCCTTCCCATCTGCACATTGACCTATGAAATCCAGCGCAGTTAAAAGCTTCTTCTACAAACTCTCTTATGGTGTGCATTTCGTTTGATGAAAGAACATAATCATCAGGAGTTTTTCTTGAAATATTTATTAAATATTGTTCTTGATTTAACATTCTCCAAACACCATCCATAAAATCTTCGGCATCGCTCCAATCCCTTTTTGACTCTATATTGCCCAACTTTAAAGGTTCAAATGTATTTTTATTAGTATAATCAGATGCTATTCTAGCAACATTTTTTGTTATTTTTCTAGTCACAAACTCCTCTCCTCTGCGAACGCCTTCATGATTAAATAACCAACCTTGAACAGCATACAAATTGTAAGACTCTCTATAAACTTTAACAATATGTCTAGCTGAGCATTTTGAAGCTCCATATGGGCTTCTAGGTCTGAGTGGATGTTCTTCTGTCTGAGGTTCAATTATAATATCTCCAAACTCTTCAGAGCTTCCAGCATTATAATATCTGCATGATGGGCAGTGTCTTTTTATAGATTCTAGCTGATGTAATACTGCTAAACAATTTGTTTGCATATGATTAAAAGGCATATCCCAACTACTGCCAACAAAAGAATTTGCAGCAAAATTTATGAAGTAGTATGGTTTATACTCAGCTATTACTTTATCTATGTTTTGGGCATCGGTTACATCTAAATCAACTAGTATGAATCTTGGGTTGTTTTTTAAATGATCAATATTTATCTGATTTTTAACACTAAGCCTTCTAACTCCTCCAATAATCGTATATTCCGTGTTTTTAAGTAGATAGTCAGCCATAAGGCTACCATCTTGACCTGTCACACCTGTAATAATAATTGTTTTCATATCAATTTTTTATATTAATATACTTTTTTTCGTAAGTTTTTCTAATTCCTTCTTCTAAACTTGTAAAAGTAAATTTCGGATTATGCTCAATAAATTTTTGAGAACAAGCGTCTTTGCGAATTTGACCATCAGGCTTACTTGTATCCCAACAAATTTCTAAACCGTCGGCGTCTAAACATTTTATTGCTATTTCAGCTATTTCTTTTATTGTTTTATTTTCGGGGTTGCAAACGTTATAAGTAAATGGAGATATTGCATAAGTGGTTGAAGAAATAGCTTTAGCTAAATCATCCGCATACATAAACTGTCTAAATACAGATCCGCTGCCAAAAAGAGTGATTTGTTTTTTATTGTTAAGTTTTGCATCATGTATTTTGTTTATCAAACTTGAAACGAAGTGGGCTTTATCGCCCTCAAAATGATCATACTCTGAATACAAGTTGCAAGGAATAATACAACTGTAATTAGTGTTATATTGCTTGTTGTATGCGTCAATTTGCACTGACATTGCTCTTTTTGCATACCCATAAGCAAAGTTTGTTTTTGTTGGTGGCCCTATGTGCAAATCCTCTTCTCGTAAAGGGTATGATTCACAGTGATCTGGATATATGCAAGTGCTTAAAATTGAAATTAAGTTTTTGCAACCGCTCTCGTGAGCATATTTTACAACATTTGTATTTATTAAAATATTATCGTCAAAAAAATTTGCAGGGTTGTTAATGTTATCCATTATCCCTCCAACCTTTGCTGCTAAATGTATTATTAAATTTGGTTTAAAATCATTAAAAAGAATTTTAACAGCTTCAGGATCTTTTAAATCGCAGTCTTTGCTTGAAAGATATTTAGCCTCTGGTATATATTTTTGCAAATGTCGCCCTACCATACTAGAGCCGCCTGTAACTAATATTTTATTCATTTAAAGGATCTCTTTTTAATGGTTGTGCTACATTTTTCCTTACAATTTCTTCTTTAATGCTCGGACACTCTGCTCCTAAATCATGAATTAAATCATAAAATAATATTAAGCTTAAGACTTCCACCGTATGGAAATACAGACAATTTAAGTCTACCTCATTTACCTCTTCAGACAAAATGCCTCTTGATTGACCAGATATCATTGCTGTCTTGTAATTATTCTCTAAGGCCCATTGGCAACAAGATATTACATTTTTAGAAGAACCTGAGCATGATAAACCTATTATCATAGGTTTTTTGCTCATTTTCCCACTATTTTTTTGCAATTCCAGCCATCTTAAAAATAAATTATTCCAACCATAGTCATTAGCAACGCTTGTTATGAGACATTGACTGTCCATGGTGCTTACTGATTTTTTTATACCAGCTTTAACAAAAAGTCTAGTGCAGTCGTCTGCCGCGTGATTAGCAACCGCCCAAAGGCCACCGTTAGCTATAAGATATATATCATCACTATCTTTAAAATCATCCCTTAGCTTTTTCCATGCAGGGTTGCCAAGGGCTGCATCAAACTTTTCTTCTATATTTTCAAAATCAATGTGTCTCATAAATTAATATCATAGAGTTTTTAGCTTATCTTTTCTAATAAAATATTCAAAATCTATATATTTACAAAATTTATTTAAAGGAGAATTAGGCGTACAAGAAAAAACATTTAAATTAAAAGCTCGATCCTTTTTAAGACCCTCTTCCCATATGGCAAGTATCTCATCAGGATTAGGACAGCCAAAATGCATTCCTTTTCCAAAATAATCTTTTCTAAAATGGTTCATGTCTGTATCTGCATGAGAAATATATTCGTTTCCTCTTATGGTAATATCTTTATTATACTCATCATCGTCAAGATAATGGCAATCACAGCCTACGAAGCCAATATTTCTATACCCTAATGCCTCTAAAAGCTTAACGCCCATATACCCTGCATTTCCTTGTATGGGGCGACTATAAAAATATTCAAAATTATGTAAATTTGGCTGATTATAATCAAAAAGAAAATCTTTTTTTTCGCAATCTTGAAAAGAATCCTCTGGGAAGAGTTTATTAGCTGGATCGTCTACTACAAAAAAATCAGTATTTTTATGTTTTTTTACCAGTAGATTTATATCTTTGTACATACTTCTAATATCATTCCCGTCTATTGATAAGTAATATCTAGGAACAAACCCCCAATCATCAAAAGCTATATAAGCCCTATTAAAAGTGACACAATCATAGTCAGATAGTTTTTTTACATCTATTGTATTTAAACTTGGACCTGTACCTATTACAAAAGCTGTTTTTTTTGAATTTATTTGCATATTTCATTAACAGATCTTTTTATTTTAAACAAAGCTTGTTCTATTTCAAATTTTTTTACAGCTAGGTTAGGTCTCATTCTGACAGAAAAATCACCAGTTGGGTTGCATAACATTTTATTTAAAAACAAATTTTTACAGAATTGATCTCTAGATTCTTTATCGTCGAAATCAAAAGCCACTAACAATCCTTTAGACCTTACATTTTTAATGTTTTTAATTTGAGATAACCCTGCACTAAAAAGCTTGCCCATTTGCTTTACATTTTCTTTCAATCCTTCATTTTTTATAGCTTTTATTATATAATGACACCTTACCATGTCTATAAGATCCCCATCAAAAGTTACAGAAAGCTTTTTCCTCATTTCAAAAACTTTTGAATGAGATTGCTTAACCATTATTCCTGAAACTTGAGATTTTTTACCAAAAACAACTATATCAGGGTCAATGTCTAAATGCTGAAAATACCAAGTTTTGCCCGTGCTGCAAAAGCCAGTTTGTATTTCGTCAAAAATTAACGGGACATCTTTAGTTTTGCATTTTGAATAAAGGGATTGTAATTGTTTTTTATTTAAATAATAATCGCCAAAAGTGCTTTGTATTGGCTCAACTAAAACTCCTTGTATATTATCGTATTGGTCTAAAGCTTGTATAGCGTCGTTAACACAGGAGGCTTGAATTTGATCATTGTAGTAACTCGCAAAGATCTTACCTAACCTTTCATCTACTGAAGAAAAGCGTGAAGTAAACAAATTACCAACTGAATTAATCCCATGAAAGCTATTTGCTATAGAGATAATCTTAGCTTCTGGATGAGGCTCTTTGTGCCACATTGCTGTTTTGATAGCGGCTTCATTGGCTAAAGCTCCAGTGCAAGTAAAATGATAGTTTTCATATTTACTTAGAGAGGTAAAATTTTTAAATGATTTGTAGAACTTTTCAAATTCATCCGACAAAATCTCACAATTTACAATTTTAAGTTTAGCTACTCTGCTAGTATCTTTTTTGAATTGCCTGTCTTTAAATATTTTATGATTGTAACCTATAGGCAGAGATGAATACATACCCATGAAGTCTAGATACTTTTCATTTGTAGTTTTATCGTAAATAAAACTGCCTCTGCTTTTATCAAAATCTATTTTAATATTAAATAAGCTCATCTTTAAAATAATTTTTTATGTGATCTACAAACTTGTCATCTGGATAAATTAAATGTTTTTTTATTGATCCATAACCCTCATTAAGTATTAAGCCTAATTTATCTCCAACATTTTTTTTATCTTTTGATAGGGCGTTCATAAAAGCTCCTATCTCAATATTTTTGATGCAATACCCTGACCATATTTTTTGTAAAATTTCTCTAATTTCTATTCTGATAGAATCGTCAATAAGGCCCATTTTACTAGAAACATAATTAGATATATCCATCCCAAAGCTGACAGCAATGCCATGTGGAATTTCATAATTTTGTAGTGACTCTATAGCATGGCCAAATGAGTGGCCATAGTTAAAGACTTGTCGCTCATTTTTATCAAACTCATCAATTTCTATATATCTTTTCTTTATTTGTAAACTTTTGCTAATAATTTTTTGAAGTGTTTTTTGATCTACTAGAGATTTTTCGTAGTTGTCTTTAAAAAAGTTAAAATCTTCTTTGCTAGATACTATGAAGTAGTGAAGCATTTCCCCAAGTCCTGACTTTACTTCTTTATTTTGAAGAGACTTAAGAAAAATTGGGCTAACTAATATTTTACTAGGTGGATAAAATCCGCCTATGAGATTTTTATATTTACCAAAATTTACAGAAGTTTTGCTTCCTATGCAGCTGTCTCCTTGCGCTAGTAATGTTGTCGGTACAAAAATCCAATCGACTCCTCTATATAATATTGACGATATGAAAGCTACACAATCTTGAGTTATGCCTCCTCCAATTGATATCAATCTATTATTTTTTTTAAACCCTAAATTTATTAGTTTGTCGATGATTTGTTCTATCTCTTGATAACTTTTTTGAAACTCGCTTGCTTGTATGGTGATTAGTCTATTTGGATCAAAGTTTTTAAAAAGCAACTGCCCATAAATATTTTGCACTGATTTATCTATGATGACGACATCATCATCTGTTAGTTCATGGTGAAATTTTTCAAGTATATCTTCAAAAAATACCACTTCATAATCTTTGATTTTTGATTTTATTTTTATGCTATTTAATAGTGTATCCGCCATCAATCACAATGTTTTGTCCTGTTATGTAATGGTTTAATTCTGAAGATAAAAAAACAGCTAGATCAGCAATTTCTTCAGGTTTAGCCATTCGTTTCAAAGGTATTTCTTTTTTAATATTCTGGAGTTCTTCAGGTGTATTTGTTGACTCAGTTAGTTTTGTCATCGTAAACCCTGGGCTTATAGCGTTAGTTAAAATATTATCACTGGCAAACTCTAAGGCTAAAGTTTTGGTCATTCCTAAAACTGCATTCTTTGTTGTTGAGTAAATTGACCTACCTTCTCTACTGATCACACTCCATATTGAGGCTATATTTATAATTTTGCCCGATTTTTGATTTTTCATGTGAGGCAATACATATTTACATAAATTATACGGGCCTCTTATATTTACTTTTTGAATACGCTCATACTGATCTTCAGTGGTCTCTAAAAAATCAGAAACTACATTTATACCAGCATTGTTTATAAGTATATCAACACCTCCTAATTTATCGCATTCAATTTTAAATTGTTGTAAGCTGCTATCATCTAAGAAATCTAAATTTAAGTAGCACAGATTCGTATCTTTATTCTTTTTATTTAAATTTTTAACTTCTTGGGTTTTAGTTCCTGTAGCTGTAACTTTAGCACCTACATCTAAAAATTTATTAACTATAGCTGAACCTATTCCCTTTGTCCCCCCTGTCACTAAGACATGTTTATTAGATAGATCAATTTTCATGAGTAGTTAATCAATCTGTATCTGGTGGATAGATGTGAGCAACATCTTCTCTACTAACGGCTAAACGAATAGCTGGTTTATCTCCTATAGCTGTAATTTTATGTTTTTTATTTTTTTCTATTAATACTATATCGCCCTTTGATACATTTGTAATCTCGCCTTCTACCTCCCATTCCCACTGCCCATCAACTATATACCACCATTCATTCCAATCGGGATGATAATGTCTTCTATTGCCCTCTCCAGGCTGTTGTTGTATTAATGTGGCACTATTACTTTCGGTATTGATCACTCTCTTGCTCCATGATTTGAATTCTTTTTTGCTATCAAAAATAGAGTTAATATTTACAACACCTTTGTTGCAGTCATGTAGATCGTTATTGGGTACGCCATCCTTAACTAATATGCTGGGAACATCATCCTCAGTATGTTCGTTAGCTTGAGGATTGTAATATTCAGGTTTAAACTCTTTAGTTTTATAACCACTTCTCATGATTGCTTCTGCTAATTGAAAATCAGATTCATTATCGATATCAATACATGATAACCCTCTGAGAATATATGTACCTATATATGTTTTACTGTCTCGCCAGTTGCCTCCGTGATATGCACAATCAAACAACTTCATGTTCCTTAAATAATTTTTAACCTGCCACCCCATTAATGCACAAGCATATGACAATATTGGTTTTAATAGCTGAGATGGTGGCGTATGTTTCAATCTGTCAAAATTGATTGGTTCACCTTCAAACAAGCATTCAATTTTATTTTCTGTAACTGATACTAAAGTAGTGTCTCGGCTAGTATTAAATTGATTAACAAACTCTTTAATTTCATTAGGTGTTAAGAAAGGAGATGTCGGCAATATTTGTATTATGTTACAATCTTTGTAATCGATTAAATTGTTTTTATTTATAAAATCTAATACAAAATCATCGTTTGTGGAGCTATCTGTAGATAGTTCGTCTGGCCTCTTATAAAATTTTATTTTATAAGAGTTAGCTATCTCTTCAAATGCATCAGATTCAGAATTAATGTATATTTCATCAAAACAATCAGCTTCTATAGCAGATTCAATGATATGACATATCAAAGGTTTGCCATTTAATATCCTTAAATTTTTTTTTGGTATCCTTTTGCTGCCAAGTCTAGCAGGTATCATTGCTACTGTTTTCATATCAATTTAAAAAATTTTCTTTTAGATAATCGTCTAAAACAATAGGATTTAAATAATATTTATCAACAATTTTCTTAAAATAATCTATTTGACATTGTTGATCATGTAGATCGGCGCGAGCAGCAAGCCCATCAACTTTTCTTTCTTGATTCCAAGCTCCGTAAGTATTTCCTGTGGCTTCTTTTACTGAATCGTAGTATTCATCGAAATAAACATTGCCCCATTTGTTCATATCAAAAAAGGTCATACCTGTAATAAAAATTTCTTCTATATTATAGTTAAGCAAAATTATCAGAGACATAAACCCTGTATTGCAAGTTGTGCCTACCTCTTTAAATATTTTAAATAAATGCCCATCGCATATATTGTGATATGGCACTCCTGTAGAGTCAAACCATCTATTTTGTGAGGGCAAGTCCCACATAGATACCATTGGACAGACTAAAAGTTTTAAAGTTTTTATATAGTCTTTATTTTTATCACATTCACTCTGATTTAAGTGGTTGAAACTGCCAAACATAATGTCAGTTTTACTTCCAAAGTCCTTATGTTTTTTTTCTGGTATGGCAAATTTTTGGTTCAATCTAACCACTATGTCATAAGAGTCTATTTTTTCTCCATAATTTAGATTTTCTAGATGAGGAGATGGCCCAACAATCGCTATCTTTTTGCCTTCAACTAAATCAGCTAAACGAGTATTCTTTTCATAGTCTTTAAATTCGCCAATAAATCCCATTGATTTAAGTTGTGCAAGCTGCGTTTCTGGAGATGGCGAACTACATCTCCATGGATTAACTTCTTTATTAAGTGGAATTCCTATAATATCTTGTTTTAAGTTTTTACACCACATTGTTTTTAATTTTTTCAAAGGTTCTTTTTATACCCTCTTCCAAACCTAAAGTTTCTATTGGTAGATTTTTTTGTGGACCAATATAATGGTCATAACTATGGCTCTGCAATTCTATTTTTGACTGAAAGTCACTTATGGAATTTATAAATTGAGCTATGTTGTAAAGAGTAACTTTATTTTTGTAGCAACAGTCTATTTCCTTAGCTGGATTATTTTCCTCTATGTAATATTCGACTAGGGAACACAAATCATCCATGTAGATGTAATCCATCATTTTATTGTTAAAAATAGATATTTTTTCTTTCTCTAAATTAGAGAGGATAGATCTCTTTATGAATCTTGTATCTATTTCATTTTCATTAAAGACCCCATAAATTCTTAAATCATAAAAATTACTGTTTTCTTTTATAAAACTATTTATTAACTTTTTGCTTAATCCATAATATTTTGGAATAAGGTTAAATTGAGCGCCAGAGCCAAAATTTATTAGTTTTCCAAAGTTGTTTTTATTATTTAAAATGTTTAAAAATATATTTATGTTGCTTTTTAAGCAATCCATGTCATCAGGGTAGAACCTGCTTCCTCCAACTATGGCTGTATGTATGACTGCATCGTAGTAGCTTTTGTTAAAAAACTTTTCACACTCTTGCTCGTCTTCTATACAAAAATCTTCTCTGCCAATTGTGGTAATTTCATATTTGTTGCAAAAAT